CGAGATGACCGAAGGGGACTGGTACATGAGTCGTGGAGTCATGGAACAAGTCCAGATGTTCGAGGTTTCGGCGACCAAGATGTGGAACGAGAAACTGGATTTTATGAGTATCGCTAATCGGCCGGTGCTCTCGACTCAAGGTGGGTCAATTAATGCGCAGAACATCCACTGGGCACCAGGGGAGGTGTACGACACCGTGCTCCAGGTGGTACAGCAGCCGCCCCCACCGGTCTCCTTTGACGAGGAAATGCAGGCTACTCGGGCTATGGCCGAACAAAGGGTTGGGATCCCGGATTTCGGTGTCGGTCAGGATAACCAGATGATGCAACCGCGCACGGCGACTGAGACCAACGCCATTGCGGCAGTCATGCAGCAGAGTAACGATTTGCGGGCACGGATCATCAAGGGCGCTATGACTCAGGTTTATGAGCAGAGTTGGCGCTTACTCTTGCAGTACAAGAGCGAAGAACTGGATTTCTTCTGGCGTGGCGAGCGCATCACCTTGCCTGATGCTGCCCTGGATGATTGTTACGCACTAACCCCAAATGGCAGCGCAGACGGTTACAGCAGGGAACGCGATATCCAGAAACTGATGCAATTACGCCAACTTGCCCAGGGGGCGAGCTGGCTGCGTGCCAACGAGATTGATTGCAAGATTATTGAGCTGATTGATGCCCAGTGGATAAACCAGCTCTACCAGCCACCAGAGCAGGCGCAAGGTGACCAGGTCGAGCGCCAGGCCATGGAGAACGTCTTACTCACTAGCCGGTTCCCAGCTCCGGTTAAACCCGATGATGATCACGTGATCCATTTGAGTGTTCTGGACGGCTTTATCCGGGATCAGATGCAGCATCCGCCTGGGGTTGCCCCTGACGTGATGCCGCTCTTGCTCAATCATGGAATGGCGCATGTACAGGCAGCTCGGGCTGATGCGCCTTACATGCGCCAGCATCAGGTTCAGATTGCTCAGTTTGCGAGTAAAATTAATGCGACCCAGAAACAATTAGGCCAGCAACCGCCCCCAGCGGGTGCTCCGCCGGGACCGGCCCCTGCCCCGCAGAGTGGGCCAGTCCGTGGGGCGGCGGCAGCGGTTAGCCCTAACGGGGGTACGCCGCCGGTGCCAGTAGGTGCGCCCTCTGGACCGATGCCACCAGCCCTCCCTGGACTTGGGGGACCATGAGCAAATGGAAAACTTGCTGGGCGGATGGGTGTATCCGGCCGGCGGTGCGCAAAGGTCTGTGTCAGGCGCATTTTTGTCGTTGGCAACGCCTCGGGACTCCTGCCAGTCACATTGCTCTTCGACAGGCGAGGCTCGGGCGTAAAACAACCCCCTAGAGGCGTCGAAGCGCCTTACTTCGATTTGGCGCTGCGACTGAAACGCAAAGGCGCTACCAGGACATCGTTGGCTTTGTCCTGGGCAATCAAGGCCATACCGCAAGCACGCAGAAAAGCCGCTGAAGAACTCCAACCGTACTTGGCCAGGGCCAGACGGTAGGCGCGCGCTTCTTTTTCGGAGAGTTTGAGTAATCCGGCAGCGTGCATCATTTGAGAGATAAATATAGTTGCGCTAGTACCCTTGGCAGAGCACTCTGGTTACGATTCATTAACCTTTCAACCCTAAGAAAACAAATCTATGGCAGCTATACCAGTCACAATCGTGGGCATGATGTCCTACTCCGGTCTAGAAGTCGGCGGTGGGCCAATTGTCGGAGGACCTCCGGCTCAACCGCCTACCCAGCCACCGCCCACGGTCAGCCCGCCCATTTATTACCCTCCCGAGGTCTGGCCACCGCCCGGAGGGCCAGTGTATCCAGCTCACCCGATTGCACCGGGTGGACCTCCGCCGGTTGCCGGTTGGACACCTCCCGGATATCATCCCGCGCACCCAATCGCTCCTGGTGGACCACCGCCTACTGTGGCACCGCCTATATACTACCCGCCATTTCCGGCTCATCCGATCGTACTACCACCAACAGAGCCGGAGCAGCCACCGGGTGAAATCCCGCCTGGTCCTGGCAGTGGCTGGAATTGGTATCCGCAGCTAGGGTGGGTCTGGACGAGCCCCGGCGGAAAGTGGCACTATGTCGGCGGTGATAAACCGCAACCGCCTCAACTACCGGAAAAGCCGCCGACTGAGCCACCGACCGAGCCGGCGCCAACCTCATAAGGCAGCGAGGCCGGCTTTTTGACTCTTGAAAGCCCTCTTGTGGCGCTTGCTAATTCAGCTCTGGCTTAAGCAGCCGATTAGCAAGCGCCTGCCTTGGACCGAGGAGGACCAGGTTAATTTGAACTTGTTTCTTTCCTCGGGTCAGGGTAAACGTTTCATTTTAAAGCTCAGGGAAGCAGCAGCCGACTCTAGCTTTCGCAGTGTTTACGCCCAGAGTTCTGAAGCAGTGAGCAGCGCCGGCTATGCACGAGGCTTCTGTGATTGCCTTGGGCTGGTGTTACGACTGGGTCAAAGTTTTCCCGTAGCGGAGAGCGAGTATGAACCAGCTGAACACCAAAGGATAGCTGGGCAGCCAGCTCGGGAGCAAGGCTGGCCTTGGCCTGGAAGCGGTGGTGGTGGTGGTGTAATTGCTCCATAAAAATAATTAGCAGGAACGGAGTCCTCTATGCCGCAAGTGGTGGCAATGGAAAGCGGCCCCCAAGGAAGGGCAAGTCAGAGCTGGGATATCTTAGCGCGAGAACCGAGTCAACCGGAACTTGGTGAGCGTAAAACCCAGCCGGTTGAAGCATCGAGCGAGCAACCCTCTGAGCCCTCTGAGCCGGAAACTAAAGAACTGGTTCAGCCAGAGGTTGCAGGGGAGCAAGAACCTTCCCAGCAGGAGCAGGAAGGGGAGCAAAAGTCCAAGCTCAGTCGTTACGAACGCACTAAGCGTCAGCGTAAAGCCTTCGAGACTGAGCGCGCTTCATTTGAGGCGCAGCGCAAAGCGTTTGCTGATGAGCGGCGAGCCTTTGACGAAGTCAAGCGCAAAGCAAGTGAGCCGCCCTACACGGTGGCTGAACTCAAGCAGTACCGTAAAATCTGGAATGAGCCGACCCACAAGGACTACGATCCCGGCTTAGTCGAGAAAGCAGATGCTGAGATCCAGCGTCTGGAAAAGCTCGAAGCCGAGTCTAGTGAAGCCTTCCGGATCCCCAAAAGCGGTACACCTGAGTTTATCCAACAATGGCAAGCGGCCGAGACTGAGCTTTACAACCTGGATTCTGAGTTCCAGCGGGAAAACACCAGGCTGGATAAAGTCCTGCGCACAATGATGAGTGGTCCGGACGGGAATCTCTACCGCCAGCATCCACGCGGAATCGTGGCTGCTTACCATAGAGCACGTCTGGATATCGCGACGGCTGATCTAGGGACAGCCCGAGCGGAGAATCAAAAATTAAAAACTGAGGTTGCCAGGCTTAACGGTCTTTTAGGGATCGGTCCTGGCGTAAACGGCGGTCGCTCGATTGGGGAATTCCGCGGAAAGGATTTTTCCAATCTTTCGACCAAGGAAATGCGCGAGCACCTGAAACGTAACGCGATCCGCGAGCACTGGTAACCTCTCACAAGACAAGGAAGTCAAATGCCTCCTCCGGTTTATGGCGCTGTCACAACTACTGACAAGGCCAGTGAATATCGACTCTATTTCAGTAAATCACTTCTGGAGCATCAGATAGATACGCTCCAGCTCTATGACCTGGCTTACCAGGTCGAGATCCCGACAGGTCAGGGTTCCAAGACCATTCGTATGTTCCGGCCGCCAGTGGCCAACGTCGCTAACGTGCTCACTCTTTCAGAGGGTCAGCCACCTTCGACAGCGCCCTACAAGCTGGTTTACGAATATATCTCGCGTACCTTGCAGCAGTATGGGGGCTACGCCCAGGTCAGCGATATCGTCGATGAAACTGAATTTTTAAATACAGGCGATAGCTTGATGACAAAATTTGGGGAGGAAGCTGCCCTCTGGAGCGATCAACTCATTCGCGATGCCTGTATAAACGGGACCCTCGAGGAACCAACCAAATTTGGTAAATACTACGTTGGTGCGGCCACTACCTTCGCGGCCCTGGAGGCGCAAGCAGCTAATGCGAGTTCCATGACTAGCAAGGAACTAACCAATGCGTTAACCAAGCTCAGGGTCCAACGAGCGCCGACCTTTGCCGACGGTTACTATGCAGCGGTCTTTTCGCCCGAACAGGAAAAAGACCTGCTCGATGAGGGAAATAACGGCTGGGTCTACGCCAGTGCGTTCCAGCGTCCAGAAGGGATCTGGAAAGGTGCTATCGGCACCTTTATGGGGCTCAAGGTTATGCGTACCACCAATGCCTGCTACCAAAACGGAGCCGGCACCGAAGGAGTCTTCGTCGCTGGTGGCGACATTATCGCAGGGCTGGTGTTCGGG